GTCTTGGCCACTGCTTAGTGGTTGGCTCTGGAGTAATTGAAGCAAAGAAGAACGCCTATCTCGATGAACTCGTTGACAACCGTGCGTGTCTCAACGAGACCTTCATCTCAGCTCGCGACAAGCACGTACAATACGCTTGTGGTGCTTTTGCTGGGCTGGCTGTCTTGTACAGCGTTGGGAAAGTGATAAAAGCCTTACGTGCTTCCCTTACTATCCAAGGTAATTTATCTCCTGTTAACGTTGCAGACCTTAAAGAACGTGACACTACTGATAACACTTGGATTACAGGCAAACCCACTCACCTCTCAACCCCGGGTGCCCCTGTCACCCTCGCACAAGCTGAAAATAGTTTTATGAAATCTAGTTGCCAGATTACCATTGGCACAAAGTGCTCCGGCGTTTACTTACTTCAGTCTAACGTAGCTCTCATTCCTCACCATTTTCTTCCTGGCGAAACTGCCTATGCTACTATTCATTATGGATCTCGGAAAATCAAGTTTTGGCTTAATCCTTTACACTCTCCTCGAGTGGGAACTCTTGATTTGGCTATTGTTTTTGTACCAAACACAGGACCCCTGCCTCCTAACCTTGGAAAATTCTGCACCGAACACGCTAAACAACCTTTAGTATGTACCATGTACGGTGTGAACAATGACCGCACACGTTTTTCCACGCGCGTCATGTGGCAGTTCGCTAGTGCCGTCACCAACACCTATGCATATTTCAATGGATCTAATTACTCCCTCCAGGATATGAACACATTCGAAGGCCAATGTATGTCTATTATCGTCAGAGATGGCGTTAGGAAGCCTATTGTTGGTTTCCACATTGGAGGTAAGGAAAACACCCCTAGAGGATGTGGCATGGCTGTGCTCATCTCAGAATTACAACTTGCCCTGCATGATTTAGCCAAACTCAATTCGTCTTTCGTTCTTGGCCCACAAGCCCGTGATGTTTCAGATACTTTTGGTACTAAAACAATCGCCATTTCTCCTGACGTGCACCCTAAATGCTCTGTCAATTTTTTGGAGGATGATGCTGCTGTTGTAGTGTATGGCTCTGTTATTGGTAAGTGTCATCATACATCTGACGTTATTTCTACACCCATATCTGATATTGTTGAAGATGTAACAGGTGTACCTAACCAATGGGGACCACCCCAATTCAGTCCGAAAGTAATTTGCTCTGATGGCGTGTCGCGCAGTCAAAATTGGAAACCATGGTCAGCCACCATGCAATCTGCTGCTTACCCAAGCACAGGTTTTGATCCAGCGGATGTTCTTGCCGCCAAGCAAGATTATCTGTTCCAATTGAAAGAAAAATTCGAGGCTATGTCCTCATTCTGGAAAAAAGACATATCTCCTCTTAATAAAACCGCTATTGTAGCCGGTATAGATGGAAAGAAATTTGTTGATTCCTTAAAGCTAAGTACATCCATGGGCTATGGTATTTCCGGTAAAAAGGAAAAATATATCATAGATTTACCTCCCACAGAGACTAATGCTTGCCCTAGAACATTTACTCCTGAAATATGGGAAATGGTAAATGAAGCAGAACAACTTCTGGATGCTGGATTATCACTAAATTGCATCTTTGGTGCAAGTCTCAAGGATGAACCAACTAAACGCTCAAAGGATAAAGTGCGTGTGTTCCAAGCCGCACCCATTGTGCTTCAGATATTAATTCGCAAGTATTTTCTCCCAATTGCTAGATTCCTTTCCATGAACCCACTCATCTCCGAGTGTGCAGTAGGTGTTAATAGTCAAGGTCCCGAATGGGATGAGCTTTCCAAGTTCATGTCCGCATGGGGAGACGACCGCATCATTGCAGGAGATTATAAAAAGTACGATTTACGTATGCCAGCCCAATTAACATTGGCCGCATTTTCAACACTCATTGATATTGCACAATGGTCTGGCAATTATACAACTCAGGATCGTGCACGCATGAGGATTCTTGCACATGAGGTATGTACACCTCTTGTGGCTTACAATGGTACATTACTCCGGTATATGGGCACCAATCCCTCCGGACACAATATGACAGTATATATAAACAGTATTGTCAATTCGTTTTTACACAGATTAGCTTGGTTCGACGCATACAATTCAGACGAACGAACCAAAATGGGTAAGGACTTAGGCTTAGGTCGTCCTGCAACCATACGCGATGTGTGTAACATCATGACTTATGGCGATGATGCTAAGGGATCAGTACACCCCGATTATGATGCTTTTAACCACAAGCAAATGGCCGAGTTCCTTGAAAGGTATGATATTCAGTTCACCATGCCCGATAAAGTGTCTGAACCCGTCC